AATCAAGAAAGGCTCGACCGCATACTTTTATCAGCGGCGAGTTCGTGACAGGAGTAGACGGACTCCTCGTACATTCAACACCCCTGCCCGTGTTGGCGTTCAGCGGGATCCTCGTAAGGAGGATCAGCTTAATTTGCGGCTCGATGTGCTCGGCCCCCTGCTTCGGGAGCATTATCCCGTTGTTCCGGATTCTTCTCGTAAGAATCTCCTGGCCGCTTTTGATAAGCGGTGCAACTTTTACAGCGACGATCGTGCTGACCGACTGGTGGTCGAGCATTCATTGAAGCTCGCTGAACGCCTCGCGGGTACGGGTCAAGATCCTATTGAATGGACACCCGAACTATTTCATAAATGGAATTCGCAGTTCAAACCGGACAAGCAAGCAAAGCATCTTAAAGTGTTTCCGGCAATTTCAGAGTGCTTGGTTAAGACCTTCACTAACAAGGAAATATTTGTCAAGGTAGAGGCTTTGCTTAAAAGGCATAGTCCGGATTGGGCTCCACGGATTATTTATCAGTCTTCTGATATCCATAATGCAATTCTCGGACCAATCATGCAGGCGTGTACTCAACGCCTGTTCAAGTTGTGTGCTTTAGCCGATTCTTCGGATTCGGTCAATTACAAAGGCGCTTACAAGGCCAGCTCGCAAGAGTTGGCTGACTATATAACTCGTCATTCTGAGGAGGATAGCGTCTATGTGGAAAGTGATTTCAACTCGAACGACATGACTCAGGTCAGAGATGTTCACATACTGGAGGTCAAATGGCTTCGTTTACTGGGTGCCCCTATGTGGGTAACAGCTTTGATGCTGCATGCAAACTCTTTTGCGGTTACAGCCCGCAAGTATGCTGTTGCAGCACGTGTTACACATCAGTTGCCCACTGGTGCCCAATCTACGACCTTCCGTAATTCCGTCTGGAATATGTCAATAAACTATTCCTTCTGTCTTCGCCATGGATTTCGTGGTGATACTCTTGTGCTAGGAGATGACATGCTCATGCGTTTGGATAACCCCTGGAAATCCAGGACTAGGTGTATCAGGCGTGCATATGAGCATGTTTGCACTTT